ATCAACTTTATTAAACAATTACCTGATTGGGTAAATGTTACATTTGATAAATCATCTCAAAAACACGTAAGGTTATCTAACGGCTCTGAAATAAAAGCGGTTGCCACATCACAAGATGCCTTACGTGGTTATACACCTACCGTATTGTTAATTGATGAGGCGGCTTTCGTTGAAGGTGGTCAAGAATTGTGGACAGCATGTTTGGCCTCAATTGGTACTGGTGGTAAAGCTGTGTTAATTTCAACCCCTAACGGATTAGACCCAATTTATTACGCATCTTATGAAGGTGCTATTAAAGGTGATAATAGTTTCTGTGTAACTCACTTAAAATGGTGGCAAGATCCACGTTTTAATAAAGATTTGCGTCTTGTTAAAACAAGAGATATTGTTGACTGGATTCAAAAACCAGACACTGAAAAATATGAAGAAATTATTGAAGCGGCTATTGATTTACACATTGATGTGATTAATAAATTCATAAATGATGGTTATAAACCACATTCTACATGGTATGAAAACATGTGTAGGGATATGAACTTTAATAAACGAATGATCAACCAGGAGTTGGAATGTGCGTTTATTGGTTCTGGTGATAACGTTATTGAGGGTGAAGTTATTAGAAAGCAAGAACAAGATAATGTTAGGGATCCAGAGTTAAAAGACAAGGAATGGGATAGTAATTTATGGATATGGAAATTACCAGAGAAGGGTCATAGATATATTTCAGCTCTTGACGTATCTCGTGGTGACTCTGAAGATGCTACTGGTTTTTGTATTATTGATTACGATACTTTTGAACAAGTATTGGAGTACCATGGTAAAGTTCCACCAGATGTTGCGGCTTTAATTGTCGATCAATATGGTAGAATGTACGATGCATTATCAACTTTTGATATTACAGGTGGTATGGGTATTGCGTCCACTCAAAAATTAAAAGAACTTAACTATCCAAAAAAATTATTTCATTACGATAATGATGACAATAACAACAGGTATTTTATCCCAGATGAAAACGCAATACCAGGTATTAATTTTGCTTCAAGAAATAGAAGAAGTCAAATTATTGCGGCTTTAGAAGAAGCTGTTGCTAGAGGTGGCTTTAAAATACGTAGTGAAAGATTGACAGCTGAGTTAAAAAAATTCGTTTATAAGAATGGTAAACCAGATCACATGAAAGGTTCACATGATGACCTTATTATGGCTCTTGGTATGTGTTTATTTGTTGCAAACACATCTTTCAAAAGATTACAAGAATCTGACAACATGACAAAAGCTATGTTAGATAGTTGGAAAATTGTTAATAATACAAAAAAGACAGAATCTGAGTATTTATTAAAGGATGTTACTAGTTCAGCTGACCCCAATAAATCGTATAGTAATTCAAAAGAAATGGAGTTAAATGCTACATTACAAAACACTAGAGATTTCAAATGGTTATTTACTATACCAACACCAAATACAAGTAAAAGAAAAATAAATAACAATCCTAAACCGCTATAAAATGGGAAACATAATTAGACAAGCTAGAAGTACAGGACCAGGTTCTACTTCTATCGTTTTTTCGGACAACAAAACAATCGATAATAAAGATGGTATTGCATTAAAAAGAAATGTTGATGCTATTAAATGTTCACCAGAATCAGATGGTACTACAACCTATGTACAAAAAAAAGAATGGGTTGAGGCTATTGAAAATTATCAATACCCACCTTATGTTTTGTGTGAATACGTAAATTAAATAATATATGGCAAATAACAATAAATTAACAATATTCCAAAGACTGAATAAAGTTTTAGGTAATGAGATTGAGGGTCCAAAATATATAATCGATCAAAATTCTTTTAAGAATTTATCAGATTCTGATTTGGAACAAAAAAAACTTGAGGCTCAACAAACGCTTTATTTACAAAATCAATGGAAAAAAATTGATAATGAGCTTTATCAAAAAGCTGTTTATTACGAACCAACAAGAATTGCATCATACTACGATTATGAGGCTATGGAATATACACCAGAAATTTCTGTTGCGTTGGATATTTTTGCTGAAGAAGCAACAACAGCCAATGAAAGTGGTAAAGTGTTATCAATCTATTCTGATAGCGCAAGAATTAAAAAAGAACTAACAAATTTATTTGAAAATGTATTAGACATTAATGCTAATTTAACTTCTTGGGCTAGAAACGTTTGTAAATACGGTGATAATTTTGTTTACAATAAAATAGTACCTAATCAAGGTATTGTTGGTGTAACACAATTACCAAATATTGAAATGACAAGATCTGAACCAGGTTTTTCAAAAATAACTAGTTTAACTGATCAACAAAAAGAAAAAAACATCAAATTTTTCTGGAAAGATAAAAACGTTGAATTTAACTCTTTTGAGATTTCTCACTTTAGATTACTTGGTGATGATAGAAGATTGCCTTATGGTACCTCAATGCTTGAAAAAGTAAGAAGAATTTGGAAACAACTTTTGTTATCTGAAGATGCGATGTTAGTTTATCGTGTTACAAGAGCACCAGAAAGACGTGTTTATAAAGTTTTTGTTGGTAACATGGATGATAAAGATGTTGATGCTTATGTTGATAAGATCGCAAATAACTTTAAAAGAGTTAATGTGGTAGATAATTCAAACGGTCAACAAGATACACGCTATAACGCATTAGCTGTTGATCAGGACTATTTTATTCCTGTTAGGGATCCAAGCCTTGCGATGCCAATTGAAACACTTCCTGGGGCCCAAAATCTATCAGAGATTGCGGATATCGAATATATCCAAAAGAAAATGTTAGC